CCTCGCGGATGGTCGACTCGAGCTTGGGCGGAATCTTCTGCGCCTCATCCCACCACACCTCGTGATAGGCGCCGCCAAGAGCCTTGCGGACCTCGCGCTCATCCTTGGCGCCCCGCAGCCAGATCCACGCGTCTGTGTCGGGGAAGTAGATCGACAGGTCGGACGCGTCGAGCTTCGCGTTGATCCCGTAGCGCGTGACCAGACTCGCCATGCCATCGTTCTGCGTGCCGAACCACGCGAGCCTCTCCGCCTCGCCGCGCGTCTCGTTGAGGTAGAGGAGGCGCGCGCCTCGAATCGTCCGCGCGAGCTTGACGAAGTGTCGACAGCCGCCACGCGTCTTGCCGGCTCGTCGACCACAGATCGCCGCAACGAGCTGCGCCGGATCCTCGTAGAACGCGCGTTGCTCGGGGAACCACTCGGCGGTGAACTGCTCGGCCTGTGCAACCGCGAGCCGCCGGGCCTGGCGGGCAGCGAACGCCCGTTGAAAGCGGCGGCCGTCACTGAACAATGCGCCCGCTACGGCCCCGGCGGCGGAGCGACGATGCTGTTGAGCTTGGCCAGTGCCGCCTGGAATCGCTGCACGGCCGCGCCGCGGGCCTGCTCGGCGGTCGCCAGCTGCCCGGCGGCCGCTTTGAACTCGGCGTAGGCAAGCGCCTCATCGTGCGACATCCCCGGCGTCGAGTCCGTGGGCAGGTGCGCCGCGGTCACTTGTTGCCCCCGGCGAGCTTCGCCACCTTCATCGTTTCCGGCTTCTCCGTGAAGGCTACGATGTTGCTCATCGGCACCTTGATGACGTCGCCGTTGTGGATCTGGAGCACCGCATAGGGCCCCTCCACGGTCACATGCGGCACCGCCTTGCCGTGCTTGAGCGGCGTCCAGGTGTCGATCGCGCCGGTGTCGCCAGGCACGGCCACTGGTTCGCGAAACTGGATCATGGTGATCGGCATTCTCTCTCCTTCGCGCGCCCAAACACGGCGCGCTGCCATCGGTTCACTCGCTCGCGCGACGTCGCCGCTGCGCATGATGCGCAGGTCGGCGTCTTGTACAGGTCGACCAGGAGGCAGCCTGCGGCCAGGCACCATCCGCATCTCCCCATCATGCTGGCTCTGGCTCGTCGATGTGATCGCCGGTGTCCCAGCCCTCGCGCTGGGCGGCGTCGAGTTCGGCCTCGGCCTGGTAGCTCGAATCGGACTTGGCGATCGACTGCGGCAGCATCGACAGGAGCCGCAGCCCATCGGCGCCGATGAGGCCGGTGTCCCGCGGCAAATCTGTCACGACCGCCAAGATCTCGGGCTCGCGCAGGAGCACGTGCGGGACCTCTTCCCCGTCGTCGCCGGGGATCGGGATGAGCGTGCCTGACTTGCGGCCGTACATGACCGTATCGCCCGGCTTGACGTTCATCGGCACGACGTGTCCGGCGGCGTCGGCTCGCCCGGCGCCGACCGCCACGACGTCGCCGTACTGCCATGCGCGACTGTGCGAGGCCACGTCGGGAATCAGTAGACCGCCCTTGGTGGTGCGCCCCTCGCTGATGGGCAGCACGAGAACGCGGTCGAAGATGGGTTGCAGCTTCACGAGATAGCCTCCTGGATCGGCACGTAGACGGCGTGAGGGTAGAGGTCGAGCAGCCAGTCGGCTGATAGACCCTTGAGCGTGTAGACGAGGCTCGAGCGCTCGTCGTCGAGATGCGCACCGGACATCAGCGCCTTGGCGATGCCGCGCTGCCGCCAGTCCTTGCGGACGTAGACGTAGTGCACCAGGCGCGTGGCCGTGAGCGGCGACCAACAGAGCCAGCCCACGATCTTCCCGTCCTCGTTGCAGGCGACGAGGAGCCTCACGCCCTTGGCGTCGAGTAGGTAGTCGACGACAGCGTTGGAGTCGCGCTTGGGCATCGGCAGGCCGCGCGGCGTCCGAATCGAGTGCATGAGCGTCGAGGCGATGTAGCTCTGATCTTCCGCGCAGGCCGCGCGGATGAACACGTCCACCGCCGCCCGCTCGGCGCGCTGCGTGGCGATCACTTTCGCCCCCGTTTCGCTGCCAGCTCGGCGAACTCCTCGTCGCTCATCGCCTCGACGACGCGCCCCACCTCGGCGCGAAACGCCCGCTCGAATTCAGCGTCATCCATGGGCTGCCCCTTCGCCAGTTCGGCGCGCGCACGCTGCTCCTTGAGCAGCCCGAGCACCGTGGTGGATACCCACTTCGCCGACTCGACGAACTCGGCATCCGGCACCGCATCCTCTGGCGTCTTGTCGATGTGTCGACGTAGACGACGACCAACCAGGCGGGCCAGGTGCATGACCCGCGACGCCTCGAGGTCGAGGATATGCCGCCGGAGCTTCGCGCCCTCGACCGCGATCACTTCGACCGGCTGCAGATGTTGTGGCCCTGGCATTCACCCTGGTTGTCCGGCGCGTTGTCGCGACCGATGGGCGCATGACATCATGTGTATGGTCATTTGTCAACGAGTCGTTACAAGTGTCGCGCTATGGACTCGACCAGCGACAATTCACCGCACGCCAACTGTAATCCAGCTGACAGACACGATTCGACGCGCGCGCCCTCTTAGAGAGCGATCTGCACAGCGGCCCAGGCGGCGTTCTGCGGACGATCGCGACTACTCGTCATCGGTCGGCGTGCCCATCCCCGCGGCAAACACCACCGCGAGGATCGCCAGCGACCACCACCAGGAGTCGGTCACGGGGCACCATCGCGCGGGATCAGGCTCTCGAGCACCGCACTGACCGAGCAGTCATGTGCCGCGGCCTGCTCGCGGAGCCATGCGATTGTCGCCCCATCGAGCTCGAGCTGACAGCCAGGCGGGCGCCCCCCGCGCCTCACCGGCTCATCGGCAACCACGACGCCGGCCACGCCCGAGCGTCGCCGCTTGCCCCGCCACACAAACGAATCGCCTCGCCTGCTCACTTGCTGACCCCCGCGTGAATCGCCTCGCCTTGGGCACGCTGGCAAGCCTGGCAGCTGTCCCAGCGGCCGCGCCCTCCCCAGGTGGTCCGCCATCCCCGCCTGGCCGCCGCATCGACCGCCGCCGCCGATGCGAGCGCGTCAGTCAGGCCCTCGCCGGCCACCTCGTCGCCGCAGCCATCGCAGCGGACGATCCATCGCTCGAGCCCGGGGCCGGTCATCGTCCCACCTCGCCGACGACCTCGACCTGGCGCCGCTCGATGCGCTTGGCGATGGCGCCGATCAGCTGCTCGGTCTCACGCCGTCCGCGCGGCGCCTTGAGCGCGCAGTCGCTGCAGCGCGGGCACAATCTCCCCTCGTCCCACGACAGCCAGCCGGCGACGGCGAGGCTCTTGAGCACGGCGCCCACGGCGTCGAGCGGGGCGAGGTGATCCGAGACGGCGACGGTGTGGCGGGTGTCGCAGTTGAGGCAGCAGACGGAGGCGATGCGGCCGGTCATGGCTTCACCGCGATCGCGTTCGCTACATCGCCCACGAGCCTGAGCGCATCGCTGCGCCCGGCGGCCAGTCCAGGCGACGCCGCCGACGAACTTCTCGACTGCTTGGCGAGCTGGTCGTAGAGCTGGACGAACCGCGCCCGGTCGGCGGTCTCGTTTTCGCTCGAGCACAGCGAGTCCCACCCGAGAGCGGCAACGCAGCGGTGCACCGTCTCGTCGGCGAAGTTGAAGTCGACGCCCGGCACGCGATAGGAACCCCAGCGCGAGATCGCCCGGCGAACGTCCCCCCACGCATCGCCGCCGGGCCGGACATCGCCGGTCCGCACCGTGAGCACGGCGTCGCGGATCTCGGCGATTGTCGGCATGAAGCGCGAGGTCTGCACGATGCGCGCAACCGCCGCCTCTGCGTCGGCGAACGTCAGATCGGCAAGAAAGCGGCGGTACGCGCGCTGCGTATCGGCGAGCTGCTGGTCGCCGAGGCGACCAAGCTGCGACGCAAACGACGTGAACAGGATTGCGACGAGTCGCTGTGATTCTGCCTCGGTCATGCTCCCCACCAATCGGCGTCTTGCGCCGTGTTTGCGTTGTCCGCTGCGGCCTCTTCGCGTTCGAGCCTCGCCAGCTCGGCGAGAGCAACCCCGGTGGGCCCGAGGCGCTGCCCGCCGGAGCGGGCACTGCGCCCGTGCTCGCTGCGTAGCCAGTTGCGAAAGGCTGCGTCCCAGTCGGCGGTGATGCGCGCGCTGGAGAGCGCGTGATCTCGGAAGCGCTTCGCCTCTCGCTCGCAGTCCCTGCCCTCCTCGCGCGCTACCGCTGCGAGAGCAGCGGAAGGGGACCAGCTTTCGGGCAGGGGGGTTCTTGGTCGCTTCGGCTTGCGAGGAGAGATCTCTTCTTTCTGAGATCTCTGAGAAAGAGAAGGAGAAAGAGAAGGAGAAAGAGGGAAGGGTTCTGGGTGAGCACTGGCAGGCGTCTGGCAAGCACCTGGGTCGCCTTCTGGGCTGCCAATGTTCTGCCTTTTGGCAGCTTTCGCGCGCCCGCCTTTTCTTGCGTTCTTTCGCAGCTTTGCGAGCCACTCAATCCGACCACGCGTGCCGCGGATGCGGATTCCGTCGTCCGATGGTTCGCCGAGGCCGGCGCTTACTAGCGATTCAGGGCCAGAATCGCCCAAAACAGCCGCTACAACTTCGCGTGGAAGTGTGTGCGAGGCACGTGCAGTGCAGTGCGCCCACAGCCTGGCCATCTTGCCTCTCGCATGGTCGTCGTCTGCCAATTGGCAGAGCTTTGCTAGGACGGAGTAGCGAAGGTCGGAGAATGCCTCGCCCTCGATGCGGACCGCGACCGTCATCGCCCCTCCGTCATCGCCCGCTTGAGCGCCATATCCATCGGCGGGACCTCGCCGCGGTAGCAGCGGCTGCACTCGTACCAGTGCGGCGACGACGCGAGCATGATCGGCCGCCGCTGGCCGCAGCGGTCGCAGGTGGCGGGCGTGTTGTGTGTCTGTGGTTGCGTCATGAGAGGGACTCGGCGAGGATGGCGGGGTGAGGGTGGCGACGCTTCTTGCCTTGCTGGCCGCGTGCGATGCGGCTCGCCCGGCTGGCGACGGCCACGCTTTCGAGACACGGATGGGTGCGATCGAGGGACGTCTCGCGGCGGTCGAGAAAGAGATCGGTCCGCGCTACGGCCTCGTCGGACCCCACAAAGAGCCGGCTCCGATCTCGGACCGCCTCCTCAGCGTCGAACTGTTTCTTCGAGGGGAGATCGCGCTGGCCGATGCAAGTGGCCTCGAGCACCACTGGTGGTGCGAGGACAAGGAGGGCGGCGGCTGTTTTCGTCGGAATGAGGCGTGTGAGAGGATTCCAGGGGGCGCTCTCGCGACCAACCCGAGGTGCAAGCGTTCCAGAATCGCCTACTGTCGTCGAACGCTGGACATGTGCTTCCACGACATTGCGACATGTGACCTCATGGCTGACGGCGCCGACCCGTGCGTTGGCGTCGAGTAACATCACGCGACAAGCTCCTCTGCCTCGACGCCCAGCGCTCGCGCCACCGCCTTGAGGCGGTCGAGGCGCAGGCCGTGTGTGCCGAGTTCCCACCCTGCCACCGTCGACGGCGATACGCCGAGGATCGTGGCTAGCTCCGCCTGGCTGATGCCGCGGGCGGCGCGGGCCTTCTTGATTGCTGATGAGAGTTTCACCTTGCCATTCCTCGGACATTCCGAGCATCCTGTCAAGACAGGACTCGGCCCCGCCGAGCGATTCTTGTCGAATCATGCTGGCTGTGGCGAAGAAGGACGATCTGACCTACCCGACCACCGAGCAGTGGAAGAGCGGGGTAGCGGAAGAGCTTAGGAGGCGCGGTCGCGGCGCGCAGTCGGCGCTGGCCAAGTTCATTCCGTGCTCTACCGGGCAGCTCACCGAGATGCTTGGCCCCGACGGGAAGCACAGTCGATATGTGGCCCGGGTTCATGCCTTCTTTGGTTGGCCACCCCCCATGCCGCCGATCGCCTCCGCCGATGCCGGCGAGCTGCAGCACCAGTATCAGCGCATGAGCGCGGCGCAGTTGAAGCTGATGAGAGATCTCGCCCCTATCGTTGCCGGCAAGTCCGGAGCGGAGGCGCTTCGCCTAGTTGAGGCGGCCGTCGAGGCGTTCAGGCGCCCAGGAAACGAAAACGACAAGGGGCGGTAGTCACTCCGGTGGCTTATCGTCCGTCCCATGAAGGACGAGCGCCCGGTGTCGATGGCTGAGTGGGTGGCGGCAATGGTCGACCTCGCGAGGAGCAACCGCGAGGCATACCGGGTGCTGCGCGCGCTCGCCTGGAGGTTTGTCGTCGAGAATTCTTCTCGCTCGGACTTTCCGAGCGATATGTCTTGACGCGCGAACCATTGCTCGGTACAACCGAGCAATGGAATGCCCCACCTGCAACGGCGACCGCGGCTACCAGAGCACGACCGCCCTCGGCAATCGCTTCGGCTGGACCGACTGCGACGACTGCGACGGCACCGGGCTTGTGCCGGTCAAGGACGACGAGCCCGATGGCTACGGCACCGGCACCGGCACCGGCATCGGCACCGGCTCCGGCTCCGGCTCCGGCTCCGGCTCCGGCTTCGGCTTCGGCTTCGGCTACGGCCGCGGCACCGGCTACGGCTACGGCTACGGCAACGGCTTCGGCACCTACTACGGCTTCGGCACCGGCTTCGGCTACGGCTACGGCTACGGCAAGAGCGATCGCACCCTAATCGAGGTGCTGCCGTGATCAGCGCCGACCGCAACGACATCACGATCACCGCCGAGCGCGACGGCAGCCTCTATCACTACGTCGTCGCGAGCCGCGGACGTCTCCTCCGCGAGGGATGGACGGCGGCGCGATCTCAGCGTGAGGCGATTCAGATCGCCAGGGCTGAGCACCTGGCAAGCGAAAGGACGTCACCGTGACCGCCGACAAAGCACTCGCGATCATCCCGCACACCGTCGATCGAAAAGGCGGCGCCCCGATTGCCGCCTTCGGCGACTCGCGGCTGCCGGATCATTTTTGGTCGAAGGTCTCGCCGTGCCCAACAACGGGCTGCTGGATCTGGACCGGCGCCGTCGTCAACGGCTACGGAAAGGTGAGCGGCGGGCCGCGAACGGCGCGCTGGCATAAAAGGGCCCACCGCCGCTCCTATGAATCACTCGTCGGTGAAGTGCCCAGAGGCCTGGATCTCGATCACCTGTGCCGCGTCAGGCCGTGCGTGAATCCGGCGCATCTTGAGCCGGTGACTCGAGCGGTGAACCTCGCGAGAAGTCCAATTACCTCGCACGCTCGAAAGTTCGCCACCCATTGCAAGCGCGGCCATGGGTTCACGGCTGAGAACACTGGAGGAGGTGACCGGCAACGCTACTGCCGCGAGTGCGAGCGCCTTCGCTACCACACCGCCTACAAGGCCAGGAGGAAAGTGTGAGCCACGCGATCGAGAGGGCGGAACACCGGTTCACCGCGGAACAGACCGCGCTCATTAAGCGCACGATCTGCGTCGGGGCCTCCGACGACGAGCTGAAGCTGTTCGTGGTCACCGCGCAGCGCATCGGGCTTGATCCGTTCGCGCGCCAGATCTTCGCCGTCAAGCGCTGGGACAGCCGGCAGCGAGCCGAGGTGATGGCGATCCAGGTTTCGATCGACGGCTTCCGCCTCGTCGCCGAGCGCACTGGATGCTACGCGCCCGGAGGGCCGACGACGTTCTCTTACGACGGCCGCGGCCTGCTCGAGTCAGCGCGAGCCCACGTGAAAAAGCTTGTCGGCGGCGTCTGGCACGAGATCTCCGAGGACGCTTTCATGGAGGAATATGTCCAGACCAACAAGGATGGCAAGCCGAATGCGATGTGGGCGCGTATGCCGCGGGTGATGCTCGCCAAGTGCGCCGAATCGAGGGCGCTGCGTCGCGCATTCCCTGCCGAACTTTCCGGCATCTACTCGCCGGAGGAACTCGATCAGGCGGCGAGTGTGCCATCCGGCGCCGTCGACGCAGAGATCGTCGCCGAGGTGGTCACGGCGACTGCTGCAGACGATGAGCTGCTCGCGACGATCGAGGACGTCGCCACCGTCGAGGCTCTGCAAGCGATGGCGCCGAAGCTGGCGCGACTCGACGGCCCGATCAAGGCAGCCGCTCGCGAGCGGTACAAGGCACGCATGGCGCAGCTGAGGGAGGCGCAGCCGTGATCACCGCCTCCGCCCTCCCTCGCCTCTTCGCGTGCCCAGGATCCTCTGCGCTCCCTCACGCCAACACGACCAGCGACGACGCCGAGGCCGGCACCAAGCGTCACGAGATCCGCGAGGCGCAG